TTCAAAGAATTGAAATCTAAGTCAATTAGGTTGATAGATGAATTTGCCATTTTACCTTATTCTTGAAAGAAAGAAACTGATTGAAACATTCTCAGGATTATTTATGGTGGTAAAAAACATCTGTAGTTCTATAGAGTGATTATCTGGAAACTCAATGGCTTTAACCTTGATAGTTTTTATTCTTGGCTCAAAGTTTTCAACAGCTGTTTTGATTTCAGTCTCTATTGCATCTGTTGTAAATTTAGAGAAGTTTTCAAATAATAGTCCAGAAATATTACAACCAAACTCCGGAAAGAAAGGGCGTTCTCCTTTTCTTGTCAAAATAATATTCTTCAAAGAATTAATTATGGAATCTTCGTTAGTCAGTCTAGCGAGATCTTTTGTTCCAAAGTTCTTACTGAAGCTATTGTAAAAATCACTATACCTCTCTGACCTTAGAGAAGTTACTGTAAATTTATCTGCGTATGACGTTGCCATTTAATCTCCTACAAATACGTTACTTGATCCACCCACTGCATTGGGTGCACAGTGTGCTCCTCCAAGCGGTGCACATAACGCATCAGGAGCTGCAGATTCATTGTTATTACAAACAGCAACACCTCCAATAAAAACATTATTAGTTGCTGCAACCAATGCACCTCCGCCATGTGAGTTAGGATCACCGTTTATAGACCACAGCAAACCATTGACAAAAACATTCTTGCTTTGTGTAGATACTGTACTAGCACCACATGCTCTGGAATCCGTGTTTCTGTGAACTGCTGGCATTATGGGTTGAAATCTATCTTAGGTGCTTTGATTAACATATTTCCTTTGGATTCCAGTGTATATGTTCCATCTACAAGAATATTAACATTCCCTTTGACTCGTACATTAACATCACCACCGACATAAACATTATTGTCCTTAGTGGTAACATCGAATCTATCATCAACTGACTTTATAACAACTTGACCATCTTGGTCTATTTCAACATAAGTTCCAGTCTTGTGCATGATATGAATTCGTTCCTTGGAAACCGTATCATCAACCTCTATTAAATGACCGGACTCTGTCCTCAATACCTTATTATATGGATATTTAGCATCGAAAGGAGTAGATGGTTCACCTGGAAACGGCGAGGCTGAACTTACTTTCTTGGATTCTTTGATTTGCGCAGCTGAATTGATACCAATAGCAGATTTAGGAAGTTCATTATCTTCTTTAGTTCCAACGATACCAGCAAGAGTACCGAGTATGACTGGAATCTGACATTCGTTTCCATCCGCAAAGAAACCAAACACAGTTGTTCCTACCATCATTCCCGTTGGACTGATACCCACCCCGTCATTATTGACTCCCAAAATACCAGCACTGATTATAGAATTGATGACTGTTGCCCATGGTAAGTGGTCTGTAGGTACATTGACAGTGTCTGGAGATCCGCCGGCTGTGAATGGGTGTACATTATAGATTCTTACACGAACCCGTCCTATTTTCTTCGGATCATCCCTATCTTCAACAACACCAAAAAACCATCTGAATCCCTCTTCACCCATAGTGTGTGTAGTCATTCTAAAACCCCTCTTCCAAATCTCATCAACTCAAGATGAGTATCATATTTTGCAGTATCTGCATTTGTTATTGTATGCTTACACGCAGTAACCATATAATATCCACTATCCATTTGATTACTAGGTTGTTTACTCTCTAATGCATCATATCTTGGAACTTGTAAGTATAGTATTGAACCTGCATTTATTCTTGTATTGCCAGGAATATCAATGTAGGTCTTCTCCATTGTAAAGAGATTTGAGAAACACAATCTCTCTGCTACCGTATCATACAAAAAGTTTGTAGAGTTGTTGTTTGTATCTTTGTATTTCGAAAACGGTAAGAAGTACGGCTTGTTATTATTCAGTGAGAAGTCATTGTATATTGTAGCTGTAATCAAAGGATTACTACCATTGGTCGAGTCAACAAATATATTGTTAGATGGACTATTTTCAAAAACTCTTGTTTCAAACTTTTTCGTAGTTAAATCGTATTGAGAAATAATCGATTTCAAACCACCGTTCTTAAGAGAGTGATTGAGATTGAATGATGATTTAACTGTGTAGTTTCGGAATAGATGAAATGAGTCAAAGTCAGTTATTGTTGACGAACCTTTGACGTTTTCAGATATTGCTTCTTTTTGGAAAAACTTTTGAGCTTTTTTAGTGTCTCTTTCAAAAAGACCCTCTACGGTTGTTAAGAAGTATCCGTTACTAGTTTCATAAAACAAAAAGGTAGATGATTTATATTTCTGAGAAACTAATCTCTGTCTTATAAAGTCAATAGATTGGAAAGGAGTTAAGAAAGGAATCAAAGTCGCTGGTAGATCTTTTGTATCCTCTGTGAATATAGTTTTATTACTACCAAGATACTTCTTCACGATATCAGACACTATATCCTTTGTACTAGACTTATAACTTTTAGAAATAGCAATCGAGCTATCGGTTAAGAATTCTTTACTTGTTAGTCTTAAGCCTACGTTCTTTGATCGAAGGTTAGGATTGGGTACATTGTAGATGAGCTCGGCGACTTTAAATTTATATGTCAACGTTTGTTCACTACCGTACCCTTGAAATTCTATTTCAAAATCCTCGTCTCCAGTGATATTATTCTTCTCAATGAAACTACCACCATCTATTAATGTCAAATCAGCGGTTATAAAAGGATTGAATACATTCTCAAAGATATCAAGCGAAGAAAAGAATTCTAAAAATTTAGATTGCTTATCAATAACTATGGTTTTTGTATGATTGGTTATAGATATTTTCTTAATATCACACTGACTTGGTTTCAAATTCATGATGACATTAGACTCTTAAACTCTTGTTCTATCGATTGGACATAAGCGAGATCTATCAACCTTATATTCTTTTTCTTTTCATTCAATTCATTTTCGTAATCAAAAAACGAAACACCTTCAAAGTAAGATTGAATGTCTGATGATATACTAGTCGAAAGAGTATTTACTGCGGACACAGTAGCGTTAGCTGCACTATCACCACCTTTTAAGTTATATGTTGTAGACAATGTACCAATCACATTGGAAACAATACAGACAGTGCTGTTAGAAAAATTAACAGTAGCTGAACCTACAGTGACTCCAGCATTTTGTTGAAATACATACTCATCAGCAGTGAAAGAAGTATTTCCAACTAGGGAGACATTCAAATGTTGTGTTTTGTTGGTTTGGAAAATTATTTCCTCTTTCTTTCTTTCATATCTTATAATGCTATTATTATTGCCGTTGATAGGAGTCCAGAATCTTCTTTGATTGGCTGACAGAGCGTTATATGCTGTCGGTGATATCATTGAGTCATCAGCAATATAATTTGATCTGAAAAACTTTATTTTTCTTCTTGCATTTGTTAGTGATTGATACTTGTCTGTAATAAATCTATTGAGGGAGTTACCATCCATATACCAATCATAATATGGATCAACAACATTGTTACAATAGTAAACAAGCCAATCATATCCTGAATCGCCATAGTACAAATAAGCAATTGTGTCTGCTCTATCACCTTCCTGTATTGTATAGGGATGAAACACTTCAAAATTTTGTTGAATTGTTTTCTGGAACGCTATTTTTGCAAGAATATTAACAGCAACAGTGTTTGATACAGTATTACCGTACTGTACTAGCGGGTAGTGTTTGAAAAAGTTATCCATTATACTATTGGTCTAAATTGAGTTTCTTCAGAAGTGCCATAATCATCAGCCAACCATATTTCTATTTCTTGGAATGTGAGTGATATTGAAGTTGCTGTTGGTGTGGCATCATTTGAATTTGCACCTGTTTTAGGATCTGATAGAAAAGATACACCTGCTGGCGCATAACTTACATTCATGTTGGTTAAAACACACCTCTTGAAAGTTCGCAACGGGAGCTCAGGTGTCAGCTTAATTTCAAATACGGAAGGTGTTTTTAGAATTGCTGGATTTCCAGGATAGGTTTCAGGTAACATCTCTCTTCTGAAAAATCCAACAATTGTTCTAATAATAAGTGCCTCTTCACGTGATTCAGGATACAGAGTCCAATCAAATGTGATCGGAGGCTTGAACTTTGTTCCTTGGAAAATCATAACTGGGAAAGGATTAGCGGTCACTTGAAAAGCTGCCTTTGCTGCAGCTCCCATTGGACCACCCATTCCTCCAAGTGCCATAACTCCAGCAGCCGCTCCTACCTTACTTCCGTTTTCTGCAAGATAATTGAGAGCTTTTGCTGCATTCGAACCAGCGCTGTTCATGTTAAGATTTTCAAAACCACCTACAACTCCACCAGGACCACTAGAAAATTCTGTTAATCCTTGCTTGAGAGCGTTACCTACAAAAAACAAATTCTCAGCGTTGTAATCAGCTGAGTAACTATCCGATAGATTGGTAGGGAGAGGAAGATTAATTGATTTTTTGAACGTGAAAGATCTTCGCGTTGTCTCATCAGGTTTCTCAATTTCGTGCTTGAACGCGTTGAAAGATATATAATAATCTGTACCAAGATCAGATGGAAACTTGATCGGAGCATTTTCCGAATTCAGAGTTGCAGCTCTGTTTCCTTCAATTGTTGTTTCAGCGAGTGTTGTTGAAACCTGTGCACTACTGGTGTAGCTAGAGGATTGGCGAGCTGGGGGTGCCGACTGCTCTACACGAATACCGTTCTGAGGGGTATAAGTATAACTAAGATTAGAGGCTATAGCCATTTCATTTATTTCCTATGAGTTACAACGGAGTTTTTAAACCAAAGAATCCTTCTAAGTACAAAGGGGATCCTACTAATATTATTTATCGCTCGCTTTGGGAGTATAAATTCATGAGCTATCTTGATGCCCACCAAGATGTTATAGAATGGGCAAGTGAAGAGTTCTCGATTCCATATTTATCACCAATTGATAACAGAGTTCATAGATACTTCCCAGACTTCTGGATAAAGAAAAGAGGAAGGGACGGATTAATCGAAACTGTCGTCGTTGAGATAAAACCAAAAGCACAGACTAAGCCTCCAAAAGTACGCACTAAATTAACAAAGGGTTACATTAACGAGGTTAAAACCTGGGGGATAAATAGTTCAAAGTGGAAATACGCAACTAAGTT